AAGGGAGTAGGCGTCTAAAAAGCGCGCGAGAGTTCAAATCTCTCCTTCCGCGCCAAAGTACCGATTTTAGCTGTTTTAAAGCTAAAATCGGTACTTTTTTATGATTTTCACCCTATTTTCTGCGTATTTTCAAAAAGCAAAAAATAACGTTATGGCACGCTCTGTAACATAAAATTATTTCCCGTATGCTACATTGTATGCTACAAATTCAGCGCAATGCGAGGGGACTCCCCTATTTTTGCTACATGGACTTTATTTTCCGAAGCATAGAATCATAGACTTTTCGGTTCACAAGCGATAGTGTGTCCATAAGTTCATCAACAACCGCCCAAGCCCTTGCCGGGTCTTTCCCGGCTACCGCAAGTAAAAACTCACTGTCCCCGTACTCGCCCACGGTAGCCGGTTCTGCGGTCACAGGGGCGGAAGCGCCGGAGTAGTAACCCACATACTTGCCGCCGTCGCCCCGTTCCTCTTCCTGCATCTGCTTGCGGATCACGTACAGATCCGCAAGCTTAGCGTAATTCTTATAGTCGGATTCCTCATATTCCAGGCGAGCAATCTCTTTCCGGATTTCGGCTGCATCCAACATATTGCGCTCTCCTTATGCCCGCTCGATCTGCTCCATGCAGCGGCGGATCGCGTCACGGGTTTTATCGTCGTCCGCGTCGCGCATCATATCGTCCAGCTGCGCGCGCATATGCTCGCGGGCATCGGCGCGGGTATAGCGTCCCATTGCGTCACGGCGGCGGCCACGGTAAGAGCTGCCCCGGCCGTAAGTACCGCGCATATCCGCCTCCCACTCGCCATCGCGGGAATAGCCGCTGTCTTCAGCCATCTCGATCTTGTAGGTATTCTTGATGGAGCTGGTAAGTTTCTGGATCGCGTCGAGGTCGCCCGCAGACATTTCGCGCTTCTCGGCGATTTCGTCCAGCTCTTTGCAGAGCATTTCGCGGAGATTTCTCAGATCGTACATATTGCATCCTCCTTTCACGATACGCGCTCGACGATCATATTGCTATTTGCGAAACTGATCGCCTGCGCGCTGGTGTTCTTCGCCGCTACAGTCAGGCAGCAGCCGCGCGGGACTTCCACGAATGTGGAAACGAAGATGTTGAAATAGTTCTCAACAGCCGCAGGGGTTACGGTCGCTGTGGCGCTGCTCAGAGGTTCGCCGTTGATTGCGAGCGCAGCGGTAATGGCACCTACTGTTCCGCCTGTAGGTACGGCGATATTCGCGCCAAAGGATACGCGGAACTTCGCCTTGCATTGCTGCGTAAGCCCGCGCAGCGTAACAAGCCCGCTTCCTTCTCGATGTACGATGCACGGCTTTCCGCAAGCCGCCGTGGAGATCAGAGGGACGTTCTGCCCAGCGGCGACAGTTTGAATCCCGGATGATGTAAATTCAGCCATAAAATCATTCCTTTCTAAAAGCGCCGAATTCGACGCGGTTAAAAATAGCGGCGGGACGATTGCCCCGCCGCGTTGCTATCGAGTATCGGCAATGGGGCCGACCATTTTCGTGAGGCCACGAAAAAGCTCTACGATGTGGAGTTGTTACGCGCAGTTGCCGCAGCCGTAGTTGTAGCCGCTGTTGCAGCAGTACGGATTCGCGACAACATAGGCCGGGCTGGGACTCGGGCGAAGCGTGGAAACAAGGTAATTGTTCTGTGCCGCCTGCGATGCTGCCAGCTGGTAGCCGAAAAGCTGCTGGTTCTGCTCTGCGATCTTCGCGTCCTTCGCCGCAAGCTCCTGCGCCGTCAGACGCTGGTCGATGCTGCGGAAGCCGCAGTTCATCGCGTCGATGATGTCGCGGGTGGTGTTCTGCACGGTGTTGCGGGTGTCGCACGCCTGCGTCGCCATATCATAGCGCACCTGGGCGATTGCAGCGCGGTTTTCGCAGCAGCACTCCTGTGCCTGCATCGCCATGTTGTTCAGCTGCTGCATAAGCGCGGCCTGCTGGTTGCAGCGGGAAAGCTCGGCCTGAGCAAAGCCGTTTGCCATCGCCATGTTGGTGCCGTTGACAAGCTGCGCCTGCTGGTAAAATCCGTCGCAAAGTCCCTGATTTACACTGTCGATTTTGCGCTCGATGTTGGAGAAGTCAGAGGCCAGCACATAGCCGTCTACAACGCCGCCGGAATTTCTGCCGTTGTTGCCGAAGCCGTTTCCATTGCCGCCCCAGCCGCAGAAAATGGCAAGGAACAGGATGATGAACCACCAGCCATTATCGCCGCCGAAGCCGCCCCAGCCGCCGCCTGTCATGCCGGTAGGCGCGACGGGCATTGTCATGGTCGGGGCGCCGTCATTCAAACTCATATTTTTCATTCCTTTCGTAGATTCAAAAGATTTATCTCAATCGTGGCCACGATTTTGATCGTTCAACTGTTCGGAATTCCCGAACTATTGCAGCAGCTGCCGGAATTGCCCCGCCACCTGCTGCAGCTGATTCAACTGCTGCTGCGAGATTTTCCCGCTTCGTACCAGCTTTTCGACCTCTGCTTTTGGATCCCCCTGAAAGCTGTTCTGGAATTGCCGGAACTGCTGTATCATGTTCTGGAACTGCCCCATCGGGCCGGGCAGCTGTCCGCCGCCGAGGGCGTTAAACAGTGGGTTCATTGTCCGCCTCCTTCATCTTTCGCGGCCTGACGCTTGGGGCGGACAGCTTCGCCACAAGCTCCTCAAACTCCCTGCGGGTCACATATTCTTCGCTCATGTCTTTTCGCGGCGCTGCGGGCGCTGGCGTGGCCTGTGCGCGCTCCACAAGATCATACGTTGTCATGGTCGGCTTTCCGCTTGCGTCGGCCTTTTTGACGTACACGACCGGCGCGTTCATATCCCAAAGCGTTACTGCGTTGTTGGGCGCGACAATAAAGTCGTTTGCGGCCTTCTCGTTCGGGATCCAGATGATCGACTGATTCTGCGGCTGCTGGGGCTGCGGCTGATAAGCCGGCATCTGCGGCGCGGGCTGATACTGCGGACGCATCTGCATCTGCGGCTCCTGCATCTGCGGCATGGGCGGCTGATTGTAAATCGGTTGCTGGTACACGTATGGCTGTTGTCCGAACATCATTTATCCTCCTTTGCCCAGTAAAACAGCGGGATCTCGTTGCCGCTGTCCCACGTATCAAAATAGCTTCCGTCCTCCGCGCAGACCACATGACTTGATAAGGCCAGCACATACACGCCGCGCGGATGATCTGCGCAGAAATCCGCGACGGTATAGCAGTCCGGGCACGTGTTCGGGATCACGTCCCGCGTAAATCCCTGCTGCCGGAGGTAAGCGCTCCATACGCTGTTTGCGCTCGGCAGATCTCCCATGATGAGTCCTTGCAGGCACAATCCGATATACACCTCGTCCCAGCTCTTCCCTGTTGCCTTTGCGATTGCTCGGACAGTGCAGTCCCCGACTTTCAGCCCGGCGGGGTTTGGATTAAAATAAGAAAAGCCCATACCGAACACTCCTTTGTGTGTCCAGTATGGGCTTTTTTGCGGCTTCTTGTGCCTCAGTTGTGTATCAATTTGGTTCAAAATTTAAGCCCGCGGTTATTCCACGGGCTTGTTTTGTTGCATGAGCGCGTCCCAGCGGGCCCAGAGTTCGCGGTTGCAAGGTTCGCCGTGCAGCGAATTGAGAATATCGGCGACTTCTGCCGGGCTTTGATAGTACAGGACGCACGTTTCGCCGGTCTGCGTGCGCCGAAATTGCAGCTTTTTCGGCCCTGCCGGAAAATGCAAGGATACTTGCGTTAAAAGCTCAGGCTGCCCGTAAACCCGCAGCCGTGGTGTCCTGATGGGCTTGCCACGTACCTTGTGCGGCCAGAAATCAAGGCAAGCTTGCAGCTCCACCACACCGCGGCAAAATCCCTGCCAATCCGTCACGTCGGCGAGGGACGGGAGAAGATGCACCTTCGCGGATTTCACAACCCAAAAGTCTTTCTTTCCGTCTGCGCGGTGCTGGAGGTATGGCGCGGTTGGGAAAAGCTCGGCAACCGCGTCGATGTACCACCGATCAACGCAGCGCACAAGGAACTTGCCGCAGGTATCAACGCCGAGCAGCATGAGGATCGCTTGCTGATAGCCGTTCAATCGTCCTCTCCCGTTCACTCTGCATCATCATCCAAACTGTCGACGATCTCGGCGAACTGCGGCGCAAGCTCGCCCCAAAAATAAGCGTTAATGGGCTGGCCGTCGATGCGGACAGTAGCAAGCGTGTCGTCGTCGAACTCCGGGTATTCGGCATTGCAGAGATCTTCCGGAGATTCAAAGTAGTCCAGCGAATAATCGAAATACACGCAAAATGCGTCGCCCAGGCAGGCGTCCATATCGCGGCAGAGGATCGCAGGCTGTCTTTCCATGTAACCAGAGTTAACGGCAATGGCAGTGCAAGCGATGAGTTCGTAACGGTCGATGATCTTGGTTTCCATGATGTACCTCTTTCCGGCTTTCGCCTTGCTTTATCTTATGGTCTTATTATACGCCCAATGGGCGCAAAAGTCAAGAGGAAAACGAAAAAAGTTATAAAAAATAAGCGCCGGAAGCCCATCCGGCGCTTGCTTTTTTATTGATTGTTTAAGGCTAAAATCTCGGCTGCCATTGTGGCCACATACGGCGGGCAGGCGCGGTCGCCGAGGCACCAGTGCTGCACGGTACGCAGAGGAACGTTGAAATACTGCGCAAAGCCAGCTTGCGTCATCCTGTATTTCTTGATCAACTCCGGGATTGTGCAGTGCTTCCCGTCCCAGATCCCGCCGAGGAGCGCCAGCCGCTCCGCCGGAATCTCTTCATCTTCGGCGTCGCCCCAGACGCTGGACAGCGCCATATCGGAGACATAGGCGTCGCGGTCAGCGTATGCGCCGGTTTCGGCGTAGAGAGCAGCGCGGATTGCGGGTGTGAGTTTCATGTGGGTTCCTCCTCATTTTTGCAATTTTCGGCGTCATCGCCCGCTGGTAGCCGTTCATTCCCGCGTCCTCCTTGCTTGCGTTGGCCGCAATCATCAGCAGATGCGGATGAAACCATCGCTGCAAGCCTTGAGCGTGTAGCTGGTGCTGTCGTCATGCGCGTCGGCGATCCACTCTTCCTCATCATCGTCGTACCGGATACTGTCGTAATCGACGACCAGATCGGCCATCTCCTCTGCATTGTCTGCCAGCCAGTCGCGGATCATGGTGTCCATCATATCCCTGTTCATTTCGTACATTTTTGTTCCCTCCCGGCTTATCGCCTTGTTTTATCTTATGGTCTTATTATGCGCCCGTTGGGCGCAAAAGTCAAGAGGAAAATGCAAAAATTTTTAAAAATAAGCGCCGATTTCTCGGCGCTTATCTCAGTTATACAGTTTGCTGGATGTCCGCTGCATCTCCCGCATGATCTCCGGCAGGCGGCGCTGTACCGTGGCGCGGCCCAGAAACAGCTCTGTTGCAACGTCTACCTGGGGAAGCTTATCCACAAAATAGAGCTGCGCGATCTTCTCATTTTCCCGGCCAAGATTGGCCTGATAGATTACGGCCTCCATATCCTTGCGGGTCAGGTGTCCCAGCTCTGGCGGCAGCTTGGCCCGCGCCTGCGGCGACATACGCCCCGCCTCCTTACTTTTCCTTGTGATTCAGCACGGCGATATTGCCCTTGTTGCTCACTTCGAGATCCAGCGCAGCGGCGATATCGCGCACCTTGACGTAGTTCGTGCCGTTTTTCAGGATGCGTTCGACGGTGATTTCCTTGCCGTCCACGATGATCTTGCTCTTTTCTACCATTTCGGTCTCCTCCTCTGCATTTTTTCCATCTTCGAGGGCCATCACGGTATGGCCCGAGCTTACCAGCACGTCGCCGCGCAGCAGATTGGCGTCCGTCGTCAGATACTTGCTGCCGGTCAGCAGCTCGAAGTCTCCCGTCGCAGGCCAATCGTGCAGCATACAGTAGGTGGTGCAGCTGTTGCCCTGCCGACGGTAGAGCGCTTCTACCGACGCGCAGCCTGCGGCCACGGCGCAGAGCATCATGAGCGCGGAGCAGTCCGTCTCCACTGGCTTTGTGATCCTGCTCACGTCCCAGCCGACGGCTCTGGCTGCCTCATACGCCGTGTTCCTGTTGTCCATGTCGTAGCCGATGTTCCGGTTCTTAATGGCCGCCTCGCACGTCTGCGCGGCCCGCTCGGCCTTTTTGCGGCTCTTGTAGCGCAAGATGCCGAGCCAGCGGCCATTGTACCAGTTGGAGATATTCAGCTCCCGCCCGGTCTGGTTGCCGGGCTGCTGGTTCCGGCCGCCCGTCTCGCCGAGGCTGGCCTGCCCGATCTTGATGCTCATTTCTGCGCATCCTCCTTCGTGGCGTTGTCAATCGCGTCCTGCGCTTTCTGGCTCTGTGTGCCAAAGTAAAACGCGATCACGACGGTATACACCATCATAAAGTCCTGCGAGATCTTCCCGGCGACTGCCATGTACGCAAATACCGCCGTCAGCACCAGCGTGACGATGGATTTGACGCTCAGCAGATTTCCGAGCCGCTTCTTGATGTTTTCCATATGTATGCTCCTTTCAGTCCTCTGTTTCGCTTTCGCTTCTCGTCGCAACCGCGTCAGAGATTGCGAGGTTCGCACGAAGCATTGTATCCTCCAACTTTGTCAGGGCGATACTTCTATTCCTTCCCGCCGGGAGCTGCATGATGAGCGCCTCCGCTTCTTCAAGCTTCCCCCGAATGCTTTCCGACAGGTGTTTATCCATCGGTTCAAAATTCACTCGCTTATACATATTGTGTACCCCTTTCGTTATTCTACCGGATCATTTTTTTTTGCAAAAACCCGCTTGAATGCAAGCAGGCCAAGCTCTGTGATGGTTGCCCAGCCGGTAAAGCCGAGCACGTCTGACAGGTCGACCGACGCGCCGAGCTCCGGGCTGCGGATGACTGCAATTAGGACGGCGACGGTTTTCAGAGCGCAGGCCCAGACAATTACCGTCGTGATGAGCTGGAGCAGATACACAACAATGGTTCGCGCCATTTCGCCCTTGCTCCACTTGCCTTTTACCCGCATATCTGCCTCCCAATTTATTGCGCACTGCTATGTCCGCATTGCGCCTCCAGCTGGTGCAGGAATTTTTTCACGTCGCCGTTCCCGCCCATCTTTTTATACTTCTCTCCGGCGATCAGGCGCTCGGCCATTGGCATTTCCTCGCTCATGATCGTAAGGCGGAGGATCGCCAGATACTGCTCGTCCTGATGCTCCTGCATTTTCCCGAGCTTTTTGTCGATCTCGGCTAGGTGCGTATCCTGCGATGTGGCCTTGCCGCGTTTTTTCTGTATCGCGCTGACGATGGCATTGACGACCGCCGTCAGCGCGGATGAGCCAAGCGCGGCGCAGGCGAGGGTGACGATGATGGTTTTGGTGTCCATTTTTCTGTACCTTTCTCTTTTATTTGCCGGGCTAATCGTCCGCCATTTTGATGTAGGTGGTGGTATCGCTGGAATAGCTGATCGTCGGAAGCGTCGTGCCGCCGAGGGCTGCGTAGAGGGCCGGGTATGCCGTCTGGTCGAAGGTTGATCCATCGCACGCGTGCCACGGGGCGGAGAGGACGCGGACGGTCGTGAGGATGTCGCCGATGTGATAATTCGGCTCCGACAGCTTCCCGAATGCCTCATTTACCATCGGGTTCGCCGGTGCGTCGCCCGCTCGCCAGATCTTTGCAGCGCTCTGTGCCGTCAGCAGGTTCCCGGCCGTGAGCGGCGTTCCGGCTTCCAGCGGCTCGTCCTCCGGACGGATCCATTCGTAGCGCAGCAGACTTCCAGCCGCGCCATATACCCCGTACCGGACAGCGCCGTTCGCAAGATCGTTTGTGCCCTGTCTGTCCTGCATAGTTATTCCTCCAGTGCCTTGATATAGGCTTTGCTGCGACTATCGGGTGTAATGACAGGGATTTTCTTGTTGTCGTACGCAAAATCGTGGACACCATCCTGTACAATCGTGCCCTGAGACTTGTATGGCAGTCTTACGATGGTGCCTGCTGCAACAGGATAGTTACCAATGGCTTTAGGAAGTGAAGCCGAAAAATTCCATCCTTGCTCTATATTTTCTGCTACTTTAACCGTCGAATCGTACACCCCTACAACCTGATCGCTGCAGCTTATCGCATACTGTATTCTATCGCCTTCAGTTATCCTAGACGTCGATACGTCCAGTGTGCTTCCAACCGTTATTTTGCGGCGATAATATTCAGACCTGTTGAATGTGTAGTATAGGTATACATCGTTATTCACCTCAAAAAAGGCTTCATACTCAATAGAATCTGATGGTTTAAGTGTGTTCAGGTCTTTGTCAAGTCGTGATGCTGTAACACCTTGGAAGTATGAAAGCCACTCGTATGAGTTGTCGACATTAGAGCCGGAAGGACGTATAGTTACGACAAAAATGCCATTGCCTGCTGCCCGAACGAGAATCTTCTGCAGAGCAAACGCAGGGAGTTGCGACCCAGCAGTCCACGATGTTTCCGAGCTAGTTGCTGGTCTGGTTTTAGCTGTAAGCTGATCTGTATATCGAAATATGGCGATGGAGGCGTAAGCAACGTCCTCTCTATCTACTATAAAGAAGTAGCGGCCATCCCAATATATGTCTGCACGCGTACCTGTAAAGTCTTCTACCTGATCTGAATTATACCAGGCGAAGACCCCTGGGGAATCGATTTGAAATGCGTTAAATACCTCTCTTGCAAATAGAACACCCCAACTGTATTTTGTGCCTGATGTTGTAGCGCACAGTACTAACACGCTACATACATATTGATTATTGTAGTACTTTACAGCATTTGCTGCTACAATTCGAGAAGTAAGTGTGGTCGAGTCGGTCCAGAAGTTCTGCGGAATCGGCCATTCTACCCACGTTTCGCCGTCGTCCGACACCAGAATGTGTGCGGATGTCGCGTCCCGGTACGTGCGGAACCAATGTCCGTTTTCGTAGGAGATCGCGTCGCCGCCCGCTCCGACGTTTGTTGATACGGTCTTTTCCGTCCAAATCGCCGGGCTGTCCGGCGTCCGCAGGACGGCGCAGAGGCTTGGATACTGTTCCTGCGATACAGTGCGCCCGTCGCACGGGAGCCATGCGTCGGAGAGGTCTGTGCGGGCGGTGATAGCGATGTCGCCGACTTTGGCCGTACCCTCCGAAAGCTTGCCGAGCGCGTCATTCACGGTTGGGTCGTCCGGCTTCTTCGAGCCGGGCCAGATCTTCGCGGCGGTTGCATCGGACAGGAGATTTGCCTTGTTGAGAAGCGTTCCCTCGACGGTGGGCGCGTCCTCGCGCTTGAGGTATTCGTAGTGGTTGAGCGTGCCGTCGGCGTTATAGACGCCGTAGCGGATCGCGCCGTTGGCTAAAACCTGTGTTGGCTGCCTATCTTTCATGTGAGTAATCCTCCTGCGGCGCACTCCGCCGCGCCGGTGTGGCGAAAAGATTTTGCAACGTTGACGATTAAGTCTTCGCAGAGTTTCAGGATGCGCTCGATGTTGTTTGCATCGGTGTAGGTCAGGCGGCCCAGCTGCGGCGCGTCCGGCGTCCCGGCAGGATACGCAAGCGCGTCGCGAATGTCCTGTATCTGCTGCCGGTACGTCTCTGCCTGTGAGGCCGTTATAATGTCCGTTACGGCCCAATCTGTTTTTGCCGTCCATGCAATGCTCCTGCCGCAAATCGAGCTGAGGCGCGCCGCCAGATAGTTCAGGGCGGTTCCCACGCGATTGAGATCAGCGGCGTTGTACGCGCCCTTCATCCCGGCCAGCCATTCCGCTTGCTCGGCTGCGGTCATGGCCGCGAACCCCTTCGCCGCCAGCTCCCGCACCCGCTCCACATCCGCCTGCGTCCGGTCGGTGACGAGGGTGACGATGATGGTCTTGGTGTCCATGGTGTTCTCCCTTATGTTTCCTCCCATATTCTCAAATTTACGCCTGTTCCTGCCAACCAGCCGGATATGCCGCTGGTGAATATACATTCGCGTCAATCAAGCTAATGTAATGCTTTCCATTGAATGTCACCTTGTCGCCCTTTTTGTAGGCATTATGCGCACCAGTAGGCTGCACGAATTCCGGCCATTCATCTAGTGAAACGATCACAAACAGTGCCGGTGTAATATCAGGTGTCCAATCCGCTTGTGCAGTATGCGCCTGAACCACGCGATATAATACGCCATGATATTGCAGTCGTTCATCTACTGCATAAGCATGTCCTACTACCCACTGTGGGAATAGCTCTACTGCTTGCAGCGCATCCTCATCAGGTAAGCTGATCGACGCTTTTTCAATATACGGACGCAATGCTCTGGCTCTTTCTATGTACCTCATCAATCTGTCTCCCCAAGTAAAATTTTCGCCGCGTTCTCTGCATCTGTGAGTGGCAGTGCCGCGCCCATTTCATCATAACTGCCTTCTGGCTCAGTGCCTTTCAGCGTATGGTCTGCGAGATGAAACACCCTGTCAGAAAGCACCTGATGTTCAGTTCCTTCTCCATCCGTAATAGTCACAGCCATCTTCGCACAAAAGCCATTAGCTTCTGTTTCCTTGCACGGCACATAACAGCCGTTGCCGTGCAGTCGGATGGGCACAATACTGTCCGCATAACCTGCAAATGCGCCGTCTTGTTTTACTGCATACATGGTATCCCTCCAAATTTCTCTTGATAAATTTTCTCTAATCGCTCTGTGCTTGCGGTACGCAGCCGATTTTTCCAATACCCGTTTTCCTGCCCCGGCCATTTTTCATCCGTGAAGTCTTCACCGCAGCCGTTTTTTTCATACCAGCGATAGAGGCGTTCAAGCATTTCCTGCCGCATCGCGCCCTCAGGTGTATTCTGCCTGAAATGCTCCCATCCGTTTTCACTGGAAACAGCGCATATCCGCCTGCCGTCCGCTGCAAACAGGAATCCTTCGATCTCCGATACCGCAGTTCCGTACCGGAGATTAAATTCTCCATCGATGCCATGCCCACGGAACCGCTTATACACGATATACTCCATGCGCTTTTCCCTCATACGCAAAAGCCGGGCGCGAAGCCGAGGGAATAGTACGCGATGTTGATGTCGACTGTCCCGCCGGTGGTCACATCCACGAAAACGTTGTAGGTGGTCGTAGACGGAGAACGGAGCCACCAAATAGCGGCTGCCGCCGTTCCGTTGTGCTTGTACTTGATTTTGCTGTTCCCGGCGGAATAATAGGCGTACTGCGCTTGCTTGCTCGCCTCGTTCGGGTTTGCCCTCGAAATACTCCCGAAAACCTCAAGCTCGGAGAGGAGGAAAAAGTAATCCGTCGTCGCTGTTACGTTGTTCGCCGATGGATTTCCGCCGCCGGTGTTGTCCGTGTACTTCGTCACGGATTTCAGCACGGCTCTGAGCGCTGCCGGGATGGCCGCAATGATCGTACTAGAGTAGCTTGATAGGCTTGTACCGCAAGTTCCTGTTCGCATATTTGACGATGCCCAACCGCCCAAGTTTGAGTTTCCGGTATTCATGACGAATCCGACACCGGTATTGTTGTAACTGCTGTAATAGCTGTCGCATAGCGCAACGTCCGTACCTCCGGATAGGGCGGTTTTTGCGAGTTGGAAATGGATGCGGTTTGCGCCCTCAACGCTCGCATTATGGTTGAATCCGATAATGAAAGCATACGTTGTGTAATTAGAGAGCGTCAGGGCCCCTACCGTTCCATCTAGTGTTACAGCTTTTCTGTCCCCGATGCTCCAATAGTTCGCGCCTTGTCCCGCGTCGGATATATTTTTTATTGTTTCCCAAGTATTGTTATTCAGTAACGGGTCTACAAAATTAAGCGACACCGCATAGCTGTCCGTGATAGATACGGATTTTGTGTCAGATGTTTTCCCGTCCAGCGTCGCGGATACGCTCCATGTGCCGATCTCCGGAACGATAAGCGTACAAACTCCGGTACTGTCAGATGTTCCGCTGATCATTTTAGAGCCGTTTGTCGCTGTGACCGTCGCACCGGCAGATACTGTTACGACCAGCTGCGGAGCTATGCCGGTCTGAATGGCCTGAATGGCTGTCACAAATCCGTCCGGGTAGACCAGTGGGTCAGATGTGCCGCCCTTCTCCCGAATAGCTGATGCAACCTTTGTCAGGTCAGCCGTATTCGTCAAATATTCAGCCATCAGAAGCTCCCTCCATTCGCGTTTGCGATCTCTACAGCCGCCCATTTCCCATTTACTACTCGCAGGAATTTTCCGTTGTCAGAGGCGGTGACAGTCGGCACTTCGCGAACCTTGACAGCTCCGGTTTTGCCGTTGACCGATGTTACAGGGGCGGTTTTAAGGTAGTCCTTTCCAGCCACGGCCACGGCCCAGGCTGTCGGCTTCCCGCTGGCGTCCACCGCCTTAACCTTGATCAGGTCCCCGACGGCCGCTCCGGAGGCGAGGATGACGTCCTGCTTGCCGCTCCATTCGGCTTTGTTTCCGCGCACGTCGCCGATGGCCTCGTCGATCTGCGCGCCGGTATACTGGCTGTTGTACGCCATGCGATCACTCCTTCATGCACAGGAAATCCTCTCCGTCAGCCGTTTTCATGGTCTGCGACTGTCCGGACGGGATAAATTCATAATTGTCATTCCAGCTGCCGTCCGCGCCCTGCGCGAACAGCGAAATTCTGTATTCTCCGTCTCCGGAAAGCAGGAAATCGTCGTATACCTCAAAGGTGCGCTGCGTCCCCGCGGGGGTCTGGGAGAAGGACGCGATCAAAGCGCCCTTCCCGCGGCCCCAATCCTCGCCGGACTTTGTCGCGCGGCACTCGAAGGCCGTGTAGGCGATGTCCGACGAGAAGGTGACGGTGATGGAGTCGTACCCGGATACCGCCGAGATCTTGTTTCCTGTGATGGAGAAGGTCAGCTCCGGCGCGGCCATTAGGCTGCGCTCCACGTCCCGGCGGCGTTCTTGACGAAGACCTTCACGATCTTCACGCCGTCGCCGGAAGACGCTGTTTCGAGGTCTGCGCCCTTGATGGTGACGTTGATGGCGGTGTTCTTCTTGTAGCCGCCCGCCGTGCCGCTGACGTTCGTGGAGCCGCCCGTCGCCGGGATCTGCGTGCCCGCCGTGTGCAGGCTGCTCGTCGCCGGGACGACGCGGACGGTGTATTCCTCAAAGTCCACATCGCAGACGAAGGAGAACGCCGCTGCGTCGTAGCCCGTTACCTTGGAAATGCGGCTCTTGTCGGGGCCGGTGATGGTCACGGCGGGAATCGTGGAATTGAGCGTGATGGAGTCGCTGGCCGCAGCCGATTCGTTGCCGACGTCGTCGCGCACCTTTACATAGATCGTCTTCAGGCCGTCGCCGTCCGGGAGCGTAATGGATTTTGTTGCGGCGAACGTCTCCCACGACGCATCTGCTTCCTTTGCCGCCGCCTTTGTGCCCCAGATCTTCATCTGGTAGCCGGTCGTCGCGGCGTCGGTGACTGAGATCTTCGCGGTGACGGTCGCGCTGGTCGCGTACTGCGCGCCGTCGTTCAGGATCAGCGATAGGCCGGCAGGTGCCAGCGTATCAAGTGTCAGATTGAAAAAACTTGCCATCTGGATTTATCCCCTTTCTTCGCTTGTGAGTTCGATGTACAAAAAGCCGCCAGGCCTTTCGTAGATGGTTTCTGTGCCCAAGCGGGCGGATTTGATGCCCATGGAGCCGATGAACAGCTCCAGAATGCGTTTGATTCCAACTGCCAGCATGTCAGCCCTCCACCAGATACAGCGTCCGCGCGTCCTTTTCGTCCAGCGCGTCATAGTCCGATTTTGTCAGCACGCGGATCTCATCGATCTGCGCCGATGCAATGCCTCCGCCGCCAGAGCCGCCGCCGGCACGCACGGAAACGTTAAAGGAAACGTCGACCGGATCGCGGTTCTTGAGTTCAAATTCAATGCCGCCCATCACAACACCGCCTTTGAAAGCGCGTGTGCAACGTCGATCTGCTTGATCTCCGAGCCAATCACGTCACCGCTCTTGAATTTCACGCGCACCTGCATCTGGCAGAGCTTCGGGAGCCGAAAGGTCTCCTGCTGGGTGAGGGGAAATAGAAACTTTCCGTCCTCGTATCCGATCTCTCCCGGATAGCTCTTTTGCAGATAAAGCAGAGAAATTTCCACCTTTTCAACGCTTGCAACGTCCAGAGGCTGCCCTTTATTCTTGATGGTAACACTAAGGTTATACGAATCTCCCTGTACCAAATGCCGCACCTCCGTTCTATGTGCCGATAATCTTGCATTCTGCCGCCGCGATTCCGCTGAGGCGAATACTCATGCTGGTGATCGTGCCGGTGATCTTCGTGCCCCACGGCGTTGTGGTGCGCACGTAATCGCCGGGAGCCTCTTTGTCCATGACGATGCGGACACTGTGTGTCTGGCGGCGCATATAGTAATCATAAATGTGCTGCGCAATGGTGGCTACGTTTTCGCTGTTTACCAACGTCGCATCGCGCACCTCAATGACGTTCGGCTTGGTCTGCGTGGTGGCGTTCGGATTCGTCTTGGACGTTACCGACGTCGTATGATAGTAGGTCGTTCCGCCAACCTCTACGCTTTCCCCACTGCCTGACGTCGAATAGCTATGTGCCGTCACGCGCACCTCCGTGACCACTGCCGCCGTTTCTACGCTGCCGCCGGTGTATGTCCGCTCAAGCGGAATATCGGCGGGCGAAGACGCTGTGAGCCTCCTGACGCGCACGCCGCGCGACGCGCTTGTATCGATGGTCGCGCGCAGGGCAAAGACGATCTGCTGAAGCGCCTCGCGCTTGGTACAGTCTGGGATATAGCCAGTTACTGTCTCGTTCTCCAGCGCCGCGTCAAAATCCAGCGTGAAATGCGTGCCGAGGATCGAGCTTATCAGCTCTTTTGCGTTTTTCTCGCTATAGATTGCCGCCGCAAAAGGCTCATCGTCCAGAACGCCGAGCGCATCCTGGCAGGATACATCATAGAGCCGTTCGCTCGACCGGGACGAGCTCTTGATGTAAAACACGCCGATTAGCTTTGCACCGTCGTAGGCGCTGACGGGCTGCTTTTCCTGAAAAATGAAGTCGATGTTGTCCGAATTGTCGAGCGTGAAATCCAGTGTGTTGATCTCCACGTCGTCAGAAATCACGCTGACGCCCTCGGTGACGCTGACGCTGCGCAGGTCCTCCCGCTCGAATTCCCGGACGATGCCGAAGAAGATCTGTCTGAGTTTCGCGTACCGGTACGGCAGGCTCGTCTTTTTCAGCTCGATCACGAGTTTGTTGTATCCGGAGACAGGCTTTGCGCAGAAATACTTCTGGCCGTCCGGCGTGAAGTCCTGCGACGCGACGGTTGTCTCGCCGTTGTACCACGTCATGGTCAGGGCGCTGCAATAATCGCCGATACCGCCGTCGAAGTATAGGAATATGCCGGAGCTTGCGAACGTGCCGTCCAGCGTGATGGTCAGCGTCGGGTTTGCGTCGAAGGTGCAGTCTGCTTTGCTCGGCTCGGCAGACCAGAAGGCCGCCCGCTCGGTCGTGAGGATCGGGCGGGAGCCGTCCAGCACCCACTGGTTCAGCTCGTTTGTTGCGACGATCACCGACTCTGTGCCATACGGCAGTTCCGGAAGGTCGGATAAGGGCTTCGCAGCGGTGCTTGCAACGCTTGCCGCCGCTGCTGCGCCTACCGCTACGTCCTCATAGATCACGCGTACACTCATACCGGCGTCCTCTTGGGTTTCATAGCGACAAAATTGATCGTCAAATTGCCCCAGTCGTTGCGCCCGTCATAGCTCCCGGCAAGTTCATCATCGCCGTTTGCCACGTAGGCTTCAAAGGTCGTAGTTCCCTGCGCGTATGGTACGGTCAGGATGTGGCTGTCGACCGGGGCGGAAATTCTCTCATAAAAATCGTCGTATTCCTCCGGGTCAGAGGATACAGGGTCGATTTCGAGCCTGTAGTTGTAATACGTGCCGATAATATCGCGGGTCATCGCGCCGGTCATAACGCGCCCGGCGTTGTCGCCGTCGAGGACGGAGAACGACCGCTTGCAGCTCACGACGTGAAGATTGAAATACGCCTTGCCGTCAAGGCTCAGTGCGCTTCTCATGTCTTCACCCCCGCAAGCTTCACGCCGACGCGCTGCGTCTCTTCGTTGTTCAGCTGATAGATCGTGCGGCCAAGCTCACGCCGGTCAAGCTGGAAGATTACCGTCATTTGTCTGCTTCCCGCTACGCCGGTCTCGGTCATGGCTTGTTTGAATGCCTGCACCATCGTGGAAAGCGGCGTCTCGATGTTCGTCCCGCTCTTCTGGTCGCCGAGGACGGCCATGAATTCCCGGTTCGGCGGGATGACCGCGCCGGAGGCGAGACGAGGGAGCTGGACGCGCGACACTGGCGGAATGTTGATTCCAATGGTTTTCCCGCCAACCAGCGGTACACCATCCGGAATCTCGAAATGAATTTTATTCAGCGCCGAAAGCAGTAGGTTAATGCCGTCGATGATGAAGTTAATTCCGCCCTCTATTGTGCCGATTACGAGATTCCAGACGCCTTTCAGAATGTCAAGGACGCCGTTCCACGCTTTCTTCCAATCTCCGGTGAACACGCCGGTCAGGAAGGTGATCAGGCCTTTCAGGATTTTTTTCCACGCCTCGTACTGATCGGAAAACTTTTTCCCAATTGTCTCAAATACTGCGGCGAGTGCCGGATTCTTTTGCTTTAACCAATCGACAAACGCGCTCCATGCGTCCCTGATGGAGTTTACGACGGCGTTCCACGTCTGTTTCAGCCCGCTCCATATCTGCTTTGCGCCCTCTAACGCTAGATTCATGTCGCCGGTAAAGATGCCCTTGAAAAACTTTCCGAATCCGGACACAACATCTTTCAGGCCGTTGATCAGCTCCTCGCCGTGCCCTGTAAAAGAGACAAGTGCGACAAGGATCGATGCAATTGCGGCGATCAGCAGCGGAATCCAGCTGCCCGTAAGGATGCTGATCCCGATACCGGCGGCAAGCAGTCCGGCGATGATGGTCAGTGTGTTTTCCAGCGTAAAGCCGTTTTCGATCACATCTTTGATCCCGACGACTAACATCGCAAGGCCACCCACCACGAGAGCGATTGCCGCAGCGGTCGGCCCAAACGCAAGGGCGAGTCCACCCGCAAGCGCCGCAAGACCGCCGAGCATACCGAGGAAGTTTGTCATGTCGATTCCGTTGTTCCATGCGTCCAGCCAGAAATAGACAAGCGCAAACGCGCCAGCCGCAGCGAGCGCGATGCCGCCGATCTTGCCGAGGTCGTCGGTAAACATACTGGCGATCTTCCACGCAAGGAGACCTGCAGCGATTGCCCCGACAATGCCAAGAATGTCGTTCAGTTTGTCTTCGGCAAGATCCAGATTGGAGAAATCCGGCGTGATCCCGCTAGAAGCGCCTGCTCCGCTCGCCCCACCGCCTCCGGAGGCCTGATTGCTGGTGATCTGGTTGATCTCGTCAAAGCTTGCCATGCTCTTGCTCGCGTCTTCTGCGGCAGAACCTACGCCCTCCAGCGCCTTTTTCTCGGCGTTCAGTCCCTTCGCGGCAGATACCTGCGCGCTCCAGCTTTTCCCGGACAGCATACCGAAAAACTTTGCGATTGCCGTCACGACTTGTGCCAGAATGTTGACCAGCTTCACAAAAACCGGAATCACGACTTCTAGGATCGGCTGCGCAAGCGTCAGAAGAGCTGCTTTCAGGCGTGCAATAGACGCGCGTGCCGCCTCATTCTGCATGATCGTCTGGCTAAGCCAGCTGCGCAGCTGCGAAAGGCCGCGGGACAGGACGGTAAAGATCAGCGCGCTCCTTAGTACCCCGCTTAATCTTCTTCCGAATTTGTTCATGCTCTTTTCGACGCTTGCCGATACTTCCGCCATTTTAGCCGAGGCTCCGCTTGCATTTGTGATCTGCTGCACCAGCTCTCCGGCTTTGGTCTTTGCAGCGTCAAGCGCAGCGGTCTGGTTTATCACCTTGTCGGTGATCTTTGCATATTGACTCCCGAGCTTTTCCGCCGTTTTGTTTTGCTGCACCAGCAGCTGTTCCTGCTCTTTGATTTGTGCAGCAACCTCCGCCTGTCGAGAATAAGCGTCTATGTACTCCGCTGGATTAGCCGAAGCGTTTCCGGATGTGATGCCCTTTAGGCGGTCAGCCTCCGAGCGGAGCGATTTCAGCGCGTCTTCCGTCTGCTTTGCGGACTGAAGCGCAGCGTCCAGCTCCTTTTTAAGCCCGCTCTGCGTTCCGGTATCCTCGTTTAGCTTGGCTTCCATCTTGTCGATTTTCGCGGACAGCGTATCAAGCTCCTTCTGCGCCTTTTTTGCGTCCGCGTCGACGGTGACCACAATTTTCCCATCTGCCATATTTTCACCACCTTTTCGGTTGATTTTTGTTATTATTTGTGTTATCTTCCAAGTAAGGAGGGAAGAAATATGAGTGATTGCATTATCCAAATCAGCCGGGACAATTCTTTTTACGGTTCTGGCCTGACCGTCGGCGTTGCATTGGATGGCTGTGATGTCGGCACGCTGAAAAACGGTGAAGAACTTCGAGCCGTGGCCGCTCCGGGCCAGCACGAACTTTCTTTTTACCGGTATCGCCGTCTGGATAAAACCATATCCTTTACCATTGCCGAAGGGCAACAGAATGCGTTTTTTACCATCAAGATTAACGCCTCGAACCGCGTTGACGTTGTTGGCGGGCTAAAAACCAAAAAGCAGGCGAAACGCCCCAGCGGCTGCCTGACGGCTTTAATCGTATTCCTCTGTCTTTTCGTCTTTATTGGCGCGGCCTTTGCTTCCTGCGGATTGTCCTCCAAGCCGGAAAAGGTCGGAACCTCAGTTTCTTCTTCGCAGCAGCCGCCGCAGCAATCCGATTCCGGGCCTGAAACATTTGGCGTTGGGGACCAGGTCGTTCTAGACGGCGTGGCGGTCACGTTGCTCAGTGTTACCGAGAATTCCGGCCAAAATTACGTCTCGCCGGATGATGGAAAGGTCTTTGTTCTGTGCGAATTCGAGATCGAAAACAATTCATCCCGCGATATTGCGTCCAGCACCATGCTTTCATTCGAAAGCTACATTGATGGCTATACAACCAGCCTCAGCCTCACCGCGATGATGAGTTCCGACGAGCCGCAGCTTGACGGCACGATTGCCGCCGGGAAGAAAATGAAAGGTGTCGTCGGATATGAAGCGCCGCAGGATTGGAGTGAGATCGAGATTCGATTCTCTCCAAGCTTCTGGGGTAGCGAAATCGTTTTCGAGTATAAAAAATAAGTTTTTCCTGCTGCCGCCCCTTAACCGGGGCGGCTGTTTTTTGTCCCGACTCCCCATACGGCAAGCAGGTCGGCTTCGGCCTCCGAGTATGTTGTCTTCAGATCGACGATATCCCGGTTGCGCCGGTAGAAATCCCTCTCCTGTTTGTCGAGACTCTTCCCTCTGGCCTTTTTATCGCGGATAGAAACCACCTGTGCATACAGGCAATCTCCGATTTCTTGATAGTACGATAGAAACGAATACCAATGCAGGTATTCCAGCGCCCTGACCTCGCAGCCCGCGATTCGGTTGATAGGCGCAATATAGAGATCAAAGTCCTGCGCCCATGACATGATCTCTGGCTGCTTTCTCTTCTCTCGATTCTCCTGCCCGTGGTCGATGAAGCGGAAGCACTGGTTCAGGGCTTCCTGATAGTCGCTGACGGGCATTTCTTCGAAGTCGGGATAGAAGATGGTCAGCGCCGCTTCCGCCTTATCCCGCTCGCCAAGTTCCCTGTCTGTCAGGGCGATTAGGATATCGAGGATCGCGCGGTAATCAGATTGGATCGGATACGTTGTGCCGTTCACGTCGGCCGTGGTCGGCAGCGCCCAGATCACTTTTTCCATTTTGCTGTGTATTTCGCAATCCTCGGGTTGGTCTTCTTCTGCTCTGCCGCGAAGCTCGTGTCGATCTGATCGATCACGGCCAGCATGAGGTTGCACCATACTGGCAGGCCGTCGGCCAGCGCGTAGACGTTCATAGTGCCGAACAGGTCTGCGCAGACAGGCTTGGCAAACAGGCCGTCGATCATGTCCCGCATTTCCGCGTCGCGGCGGCGGGCAATGGCGAAAATCTCCTTCTTGTCCGCGCAGTGGTCGACTTCGGCCTTATACGCCTCCTGCTTCCTGTCCAGCTCGTCAAAGGTGTTGAAGATCTGTTCGACAAATGCGCTGTCGGTCGGGTTGAAGGAGACTTCCGCCGCGTCGTTCAGCTTGAACGATACGATACCGGTTTCAAATTTGATTTCAGGCATTGCGATTCCTCCTTACGCTGCGTCTGGCGTGAAGGTAATAGCCCCGTTGGCGCCAACCGCCGCCGTGCCGGTCGTGCGTTTGCCGCCGAGCGTCACGTCGATGGGCATACCTACCGAGCCGCCGCCCTCGCCGCCGAGGCTGGACGGCTTGACCATAGACGCGTCGTAGCGCTCCGCGAAGACTGCCGTCTTGGCCGTTCCTGCATAATGATGGACGATCAGCACGTCCTGATTCGCCAGCGCAGCTGCGTTCTGCTGCTTGACCGCCAGATCCCAGATCTTCTTCAACGCCGCATCGCCCGCGTCAAGGTCGCACGGGTCAAAGCTCTGCGTGATAATCGGTTTCTTCATGGTGGTTCTGGTCGTTCCAAGGATATCCTTGCTGGAATCCTCCTGCCAGTCATACTCCATGCTGGAGTCTGTGACGCGAGTGCCGAACGGCGCCCAGGCGGGCGTTGAGGACTCGCCGGTGTTCAGATATGCAATCAGCAGCTCCCGGTCGATGGTCTGACCGGCCGTGGTATTAAAAGTAACTTCTGCCATAGTTAAATCACCTCATATGTCAGTTTCATTAGAATTTGATGATCCTCTGTGCCGTCCTCATACCGGGCGAACAGGGCCGAGCGGCTGACAGCTTCCATGCGCCGGACGCGCATCCCGTCGCCCAAATCCGGCGGGTTCTGCATGGCCCAATCCCCGAAGCGGTTCAGCATGGCGTCGCATTTCAGGCGCTTGTCGTTGCTGTTTCCGGGCTTGATGCGGGCGATGATCTTGAATTGATATTCCGCCTCGTGCCCTCCGAGGATGAATTTTCGTGTGATGTACGCGCCCTGAATGGTGGACAGGGCCATACTCGCCGAGTCGGCGGCGAGGAATTCATAATTAATCGTTGCGGCCGGTATGTCGTCGTCCGAGAAGGAATTTGCCCAGATCATCATCTTTCGGGAGATATCCTGTTCTTCCTCCGCAGATACCAGCCTTTTTTGCTTTTCAGCGTCCATTCTTCACCGCCTTGTCCGCTACACGAAGCCATTTATCAAGATTTTCAGCCTTTGACGCCTCGAACCAATGCGATTGCGCCTGATTGTGTCCTGACGTGTTGAACACAAGATTTTTGTCGGTCAGTACCTTTGTCCCGCCTTTCGGCGCGTAGGTGCTTCCGGTCTCCGGGTCTACCATGACTTTCCCGTAGTACAGGAACCTTGCGTATGGGCCGGGATAGATGATCGCATTCCCTTCCACCTGTGTTCTGCGGTCGAGGGAACCGGTCAAGAATGGCACATACGGGGCTGTGTCCTTTCTTGCCTGAAGCGCGACAATATGCTCCGCTTTGGTACACGCCTGCGCGATTGCCTCATGCAATTCATCAAAGCCGTCTGCCTTTACGCTGAATTTCAGCATATTAGGCCCCTCCGACTTCGAAGTGTCTCATGTCCTGGCTTCCGAAGTCCTTCATATCGACCTTTGTGACCTTGTAAACGTCGTCATAGAGCATTTCAAGCGCCTGCTCGGTCTTGTCCGGCTCCACGACTTCACCCTTGATAAAGAATGTCGTTCCGCCGTTGCCGTCCGTGGAGAGCGTCCAGATTCCGCTTTTATCAGTTGCACGCCAGAATTCTTGCGGGCCGACGTAGCGCTTTTCTGCGCCCGTCACGCCGTCTACAGCAACCGTAGAGAACGGAATGTACAGATTCACCGCATCCGCGCCCTCAAGCCCGCTCTGGCGGACGTTGGCCGCCTTGGAGGCTTCCAGCAGAACGCCGCGCAGGACGGTGATGTAGGTTTTCTCCACGTCCTTGAATGTCGCCGGGTCTGTCTCCTGCGAGACGTTGTAGATGGTTACGGTGTGGGGGAACATGGACACGGCCCATACCCCCTTGCTTTGAGTAATCCGGTCGGTCCGAGGTACGCCAGCACGATCTCACGGCGGCGTGTCTCTGTCCGCTGCATATCTGCCTGGGACAGATTTCGTGAACCAAAGCTTCGCGACCAGCCGCCTACCGTCTCACTCGATACCGGCCTGTCGGTCGTGTAGACGAGGCTGTCCAGCTTCCCGGCGTCCTGCTCCAGCTCGGCCAGCGCGCAGACGCAGTTCTGGACGGCTTCGAGCTTGTCCCCGGCGGCGGAGCGCGCGCGGCTCATGGTGATGTAGTCGACGTAAGCCGATGCCTTGCGGGCGAGGCCGCAAAATTGCTCTTCATCCAGCGCCGTCCCGCGGTACACGGTCGCATAAAACTCGTAATCGGCGTAGATCATGCTGCGCCCTCCTTCCGGTCAGCCTCCGCACCCGTCATGCAGGCGCGGAGGCTTGAATTTACTTGCTTACGTCCGCGCCGATGAACAGGCCGTAAGGATCGGGCACGACCGGGATAAACAGGCCGCTCGCCTTCGTCCAGGTGGTCTTCGGGTCAGGCGTTTCCCACTGGGTGATCGTGATATACTGCTGCGCGCTCTTGTCGGTGTACGGTCCATAGCCCTTTTCTTCCGGCGTCACGCCCCACAGGCCGACGCCGAAGGAATTGGCCGTGCCGTTGGACAGGAATGCAACCTTGTCCTCCGGGAAGAAGCGATACGTCTTTTCCGCGCCGTTTGCGGCCTGCGCCTTATAGCGCTGGTCGTTGGTCGTGATCTGGCCGAAGCCGAACAGCTCGGTAAAGAGGCTGCGCAGTTTCTCGGTGGTGACATATGTACCAGCGCCGACCGTGCCGTACACGAGGGTCTGAATGCCCTTGTTGGACGCGAGCTTACGCAGGATCTTCGTACCGACGACCATTTCGCTCAGCGCGTGGCCGGAGGCCGCCGCCTGATCTGCGATGGCCTGAAGCTGGCCGATGATATCGGCCTCTGCGCCGAAGTCGATCTTGAAGCCGGTGTTCGCGGACGGAACGCCGTAATCGACGGTCATGTTGAGGTTGTTTTCCTTGATGGTCATCTTGCCGGTCGCGATAACTTCCATTTTCGCGACCTCGGTTCTGACCTTGACCGCATCGGCCATCAGGCGCATATCGTCGAAGACATAGCTCACGATCGCGTTATCGGCATATACGCCGTTTTCGTTGAGCAGCTGCACCCGCTCGGACTGGTTGATCTTGCGCTTGATAAACAGTTTTTCGACCTCAGTCTTTTCGAGTGCCGGCCGCGTGGCGATCTCTGCCTCGGTGTCAAAGGCGTGGACCGTCGCCATCGTTGGGATCTGCGCGCCATTTGCAAGGCGCAGGTACTCGGCTTTCAGGCTTTCGGTTTTCTGATCCGGGAACAGCCGGTCTCCGAGGTAGGCCGGGCGCGCGACGGAAATGTTCTGCGAGAAATCCAGACGGTCAGCGTCGGAAATCAGTTCAAGAATGTCAGGCATGGTGTTTTTCCTCCTTCTTTAGGCCGTAGTCCACACGGGGTACAGGGTCACATTGCCGGTCATTTCGACCTTGGAAACAGCTTCGCCGCCCTTAGACGTGCTCCAGCCGGTCTGGGTGTTGCCGCTCTTGGTCAGCGGGTATTCGGTCGATACGTCGGCATAGGAGCCCTCTGTGTAGACGTTCTCGTCGACGGGCGGTGTGCCGCTGCCGTCGTTTTTGTCGTAGGTCACGGTATAGCCGCGCGTGGTCTCCGGCGCGTCGACAAACGTGAAGCCCTTGCCGGACAGCGCGGTCTTTGCTGCGGAGGCCAGCGACAGGCGGTCTGCCAGCACACGGCCCGCGACCATCACGGAGCCGGGCATATTGCCGTCCGTCACGTCGATGTCCTCAAATACGAGGCCGACGGCGTTCGAATTGTCGGACGGGAACGGCGTGCCTGCCTTGACAATCTTGTACTTGCCGTCCTGCACGCCCATCGACGCGGGGATTTCACGGGTTTTCAGGACGAGGCCGACTTCGCTTTCGAGGAAATTCGGCCTGACTTCTGCTTTTGTGTTTACAACGATAGACATTTTTCAAATCACTCCTTGTTTGGTGTCTGCGCAAACTGCGCGTTGAACTGCTGCGCGTACATTGCGCCCTTGCTCTTTGCCGCCGGTGCGCCGCCCTGGCCGACGGGCTTGACGAATGTGGGCGTGGGCTTATCTGCCTGAAACGCAGTCGGATCTGCTTCGAGCTGAGCCTTGTGCCACTCGTCGAAGCCGGTCAGCTCGCCGTCTTTCAGTTCAAGGTGTTTCTCCTTGAGGTCTGCAAGGTAAGCTTTCTCGGCGGCTTTGGAAGAGAACTTGACGCCCTTGGCCGTAATCGCGCGGTTCATGGCGTCGGCGTAGTCCCGGCTTGCCAGCTGCGCCTTGTAATCTTCGGTTTCCTTGGTGTACCGGCCCTGAAGGTCTTCGAGCTGCTTGCGGACGCTCTCGGCGTCCCCGCTGGACTTCCGCAGGTCTTCGATGTCCTTGTCGCGGTCGGCCAGCTGCTTTTCCACGGCCGCTTTGTCCGCCTTTGCGTCCTCTGCGGCCTTTTTGTGCTTCTCAATGTCCTTGCCGTTCATGGCAAAAACCTTGTCTGCCTGCTCCTCTGTCAGGCCAATGCTCAGCAATTCTTCTTTTTTCATGGTTTCTCCTTACGGGATAGGCTTTTTAGGTCGTCGCCATGACCTCCCGCCTGCACTTTTAGGCTTGCAGATAGCCAATTTTTTGTATAAATCCCGCTCATGCGGTTTTTACCGAAACAAAAAGAGCCAACCACTAAGAAAATCTCAGTAGTTGGCTCATCGTGCCATTCCGCGCACTCGATTGTGCTGCGGTATCTGTATTATTTTTTCAGCTCTTCCGCCTTGATGATCTGCGCCTTGACTGTTCCGTCCTTCATGCGCTTCAGCTGAACGCGGAATCCGGCGGCAAGCGCCCGCTCGATGGCGGCTTTCAGTTTTTCGTCGATCATACGGCGTTCCTCACGGGATCAGGTCTACAATGCCCTTCGCGGCATTATAGATCCGCTTCATGATCGCGTTCTCCTGCAAGTATTCAAGCCCCTGCAGCGTGATCTGAATCCGGCGCTCATTCCTCAGGTGCATTTCGCCCGTGACGTCGGTATAAAGCTCCGCGCCCTTGATAAGCCCCGCGTCCTGAAGCATTTCCAGATACCTGTAGAGACGTTCTCCGGACACCTGCATGGAGTCCAGGCCGAAGCTCTCCACGCTGAACGCCGGAAGATCCATCGCGCGTTCCAGCGCAGACAGCATTTTATAAATCGCTTTGAAGTTGTCCATTTGAATTTCCCCCCTTGCATTTTTTGTGAGAGTGTGGTATAGAATAGATAAGAGCCGGTCGCTGTCCACGACCCCTTCCCAGAAGGGCGAGATGGTGTGTCGGCTTCTTTTTTTATTTTCTTTTTACGATTCTCTGCACTTTTCCATTTCGGATTTCAATGATCTCATCAACCCACTCAGTATCCTTTCTGGCAAATATTTTTTCAATTTGCGCATCTATTGTTTTTTCGTCAAGCGTGGTCTTGGTGACATCCAGAATAAACCGCTGCCCCTGCTTGGCTGCCTTTTTCACACGATTGAAAATCGTATTTCCCCCGGCTTTTTCTCCGAGCGTTTTCAGGTCATACGCTTCCCCTCGGAAAATATAGTCCGGTGTGGACACCCCCTGCGGATTATTGACACGCGGAACTAGCCCAATTTCGCCGCCGAATTCCTTTTCAAGGAGTCCGGCAATTTCTTTTTCGTGCTCTGTGTGGTCAAGCACGACATTATGCCCGTCGACCTTGTATGTAACGCCGTTTGCAGTATACTCCTGCAAGTCCTGTACAGTGTGGCTGTTCGGAGTGGCCTCCGCGCGCCACTTTTCCGTTACGTCGGTGTATCTCGGCTGAAAGCCGGCGCTTTCTGCTGGTTCTGTGTTGGTCAAAGGTTCCACCCGCTCAACCGTTTTCGCTTTGCTGGCCGCAGCCTCGGATTTTGCGTCTGTATACAGAACCCTTGTCCGCTCCGGCTGCTCTGGCAGTCCTGCTGCCTTGCTGAAATCATGGTATTTCGTGTTCAGGCGGCGCAGCTTTGCTGCTGCGGCGGTCTCCTTGTCCTTTTGTCCGGATGCTTTATAGGCGTTTTTCAAACGCTTCTGTTTGCGAATCGACCGTTCGAGCCGTCTTTGCATTTGGGTCGCTTCGTATGCGGTATATTTCTTCCCGTCAAACTCGCAGCCGAGACCATCATCAATGTGTTCCAGCTGCTCCTCGGAATAGGTTGGCTCCATGACGCCCGGGATATAGGCGTGCTTATAGTGTCGGCAATTTGCTCCGGTCAGGCCGTCTACATAGCCGTAGCCAGTCGTCTCCACGAGATCCTTGTACTGCCCAAGCGGGTCAGGCTCTCCGTTTTCGCTTTTATAATAAATTTTCCCTTGCCAATCCTTGTGGCTCGACCACGGGGACGGGCCGGGCTTGTCTCGTGCGCCGGAGTGGGCTGTGACCTCAAAATACCGGGTATCCAGATATTCCGCCGACTGGTCGGAATACTTGTCGCAGATTTGAGCTACACCTGTCATAACGGCCCTGCGGGCAGCCACGTCGATTTGATCTGTGTGCCCGCTCTCATAGTCCACAACTTTGATTCCGCTCTCTGCCAGCTGCTTGACGGCGTTGGCAATCGCCTGATTATAGCTGATCGCCCCGCTCTGAATTTGCAGCGTTGACGAATTTAGGGCCCACTGATATGCTTGCGCAGGCGGAAGCATTCTCTGGCCATTGTCCACTAAAAACCCCAAAGATTGCGTCAGATTTTGGAATTCTCCGAGCGTCTGCCTGCGGATCGCGTCGATATCGGAGGCGTCTACCAGCCGGTCAGGCTTCGTCACATCGGCCAGCGTAATAAGGTCGTTGTAATATCGCCGGTTGCGCTCCACAACATCGTCGAGCAGCTTGTTCAGTTTTTCTTCGCTGACGTCCGCTGTCTTCTGGATGGCCCTTTTGATCTTCTTGAGATCAATGCCGTGCGACCGCAGCGCCCGGATATCCTGAACCGTTACTTCGTTGAGCTGATCGGCAATTTTAAGCCGGGAACAGACTTCATCCAGCAGCGTATCTTCCAGCGCACGGAACAGCTCCGCGAGTTCTTCCGGGAGGGCGTCGAGCAGCTCCGGACTGAACGGATACTTGACCTTTCTCATTCGACCTCAGCCGTGGCGTTTGCATCTGTCATGTCCTGCGCCCTCGGCAGCATTGCCTTTGCAGTCGCTTCGTCCTCGCCGTACCATTTTGCGCGGTATTCCCAGTCGTTGAGGATACCGTCAGCGAGGTCGAGCCGGTCGTTGGCCCGCTCCTGCTCTTTCTTCTCGGCATCGTCCAGGATGGAATCGCCCCAGCTGTAATCAGTGCTGTACGTCCCGGCAGGCGCAAGGTTGTAGAGCGTCGCGTATGTATCGAGCGCGTAGAGCAGACTGTCAAACGTATGTTCAAGCGCCGTTTGAATGCTGTCGATCAGCACATATTTGCGCTGCTTACTGTTGCGGATCTCCGTCGCCGTCTTCTCGATGGTCTGCGGATCGGAAATATCTCCATAAGCCAATCCGACGTTGAACTCGATACGGCGAAGCGTATTCTGGAAACCTCGGTAGATTGCTTCGTCGCGGATCTGCGGCTCGATGTACTGAAAGAATTCGCCGCTAGTGGAGAACGGTCCTAGTTCAAACATACGCTTGTTGAACATATCCGCAGTCGAACTCGTGCCATCCATCAGGACTTTGCGCTCGCTGGAGCGATATTCCCAGCGCAGGCGCTCCCACTGCTCATCGGCCTGCTTGATCAGCTGCACAGTAGCCGCGTCTCCGTAGACGGACATTCCGCAGGGGCTGTTTGCGTCCGTTGTGTTGGCCGCAGGCGGGCGGAAGTACGCGAAGAGCGGCCCGCTCATATTCTGGATCGTGATTTCCGGCTGAATGTCCGCCCATTCCGGGACGGCATTCAGGGGTGCTTCCGCGCCGACCGTGCCGGAGGCGTCGCTGTAATATGCTTTATTGCGGATCGTATAGGTCGTGCCGTCCAGCTCGTGCGATTCGAGGCGGATATAATACTTCCCGCCCACTTTCGCGGGCTTGTCCCGGAAGACGCCTCCGATGCAGCGCCCGGCAGGATCAAATTTCGTCGGCTGGAATGCTGCCGCGCCGGTCACGTCGACCAGCAGCTGCTCGCCGTAGATATACGGCTTAAATGCCACACCGCCGAGCGCAAGTCCCAGCTCTAAGGCGCTGTGGAAATTTTCTTCCGCCCGCTCAAAGCACTCTTTCAGATAATCCGCCCGGGCGCTGCCGGTGATGTTGGCCGTCAGCTCGGCCAGCGTCGGTCGTGCAATCTCCCGGCAGATCGCTGCCGGAATCCCGACAGCAATGACATCGCACGTCTGCCAGGGTGGATTTCCAATAAACATCGCGTACCAGAGGCTTATATTCTGCTCCATCTTCGGGCTGACTGCCGGAGATACGCCGAATTCCCGCTCGGCCACTGCCTGCGGGAAAAGCATATTCCGGAACCACCCTCGAATGTTTGTCAAAAGGCTCATTTCTTGATTTCTCTCCTCAAAACGGTCATGCAAAAATATCGGATACTATCGCACACGTGGTCGTTTTCTTTTATCACGCGGTCTTCGCCTGCGTCTTTGTCCCAGCTATAAAGGCCAAATTCCCGAAACGCGTTTTTGCAACTCTCATGGAATTTGATTATGCCACTTTTGATGCAGGCCCCCGTGAAGCGAATGCCGTCCAGCACGGCGTTGTTTGCTTTCCATACAGAAAACTTTCCGTGCCGCCGGATGCACTCGGCAAAGGACGCTGCCGATGGGTCGAGCACGACACGCTCAATGCGGTATCCGTCCGCGAATGCCTCTAAATCCTGATAATATTCTTCGTCGGTCTTCTGTCGCCCGCTCTCGCGTCCGCTGTGGTAATATTCCTTCTCCATGACGGCCTTGCCGCCATATTCTCGCCACAATGCAAAGACGGTAGGGTTCTGTGTGCCGTAGTCCGATGAGATCCAGTACCGCCCCGGCCCTCCCCGCTCGCTTGTGACGTTGCGTTCGCGGTCGAACATCGGGTAAACCAGACCCTCGGCGATTCTCCAGAGGCCGAGAATGTAGCGGTCGTAATAAACCGTCCCTTCGTATTCTTTTTTCAGATTTTCTTTAAAAGATTCCGGCAGGAACGGATTGTCGTCGATCGTATATGTCTGGCTGAAAATATCAGCGTTGCTATCGAGGAATTTTTTCAGCCAGTGGTCAGGATATTGCGGATTGAACGTCCCATCAAAGCAAGAATACTCTTTGTCAAGGCGGCTTTTCAGCAGTGCGAATACTTCTTCCGACCAATCAGCTACTTCGTCCCCATAGCAATATTTAATCGACGCACCGCGAATCTTGGAAACCTGGGAAACCTTCTCGGCGCCGAGACAGTAACATTTCTCTCCGAATATCCATGCCGTGTTATCACTGGAAATCGTGCCGACAAGCATATCGCCGTACAGATTCCGCATCGGCTCCAGCACATTTCGCTCAATCGTGGATTTTGTTACGCCGAGAATGACAGCCAGACCATCTTTTCCAATTCGCTCACGAATCCGGATCGGTATGATCCATCGAAAATCGAGGTAAGTCTTCCCGCTTCTGGTGGCTCCGCCCTTGAAATTCCATCGATGCGTCCCGTATTTTACAAATTCACGTTGTTTCGGACTTAACAGCATCTTGGAACTCCTTCAGCATTGCGTCGAGTTTTTCCATTGTCGTCCTGTTGCGGTCGGAAGCTGCCGCGTATCGCTTCATGAGGCTGTCACCGGCTTTCAGCCGGTCGGACAGTGATGCGTCCATGCCGAACTGGTCTTTGACCTCCCCGCGCATGACCGCAGTGTAAAATTTCAGAATTTCGTTTGAATCCGCGACCTGCGCCGCTTCCTGTTCGTCCAGCCTGCGCTTTATATACGCAGAAATAGCTGGTTTTGATAGGTTCTCTGCCGCAATCACTCTGCATGATGTTTCTTTGTACCCGGCCTTTTTCGCTGCTTCTGTCGCGTTCCCGGATTTCAGATATTCTTCGCAGAATCGTCTCTGCTTCGGCGTAAGCTTTTCATCCGCCATCGCTGTAAAGTCCAGCCAGCAGTTTCACCACATCCGCAATCTGGTACGTTTCCAGCAAAGTGACGTTCTTCGGCTTTTCATCAGGTCGATATTCGTAAACCATGTATTTCGTCACCATCCTGTCATTTTTCGCGGAATAGGTCTGCATTTGATTGATTTTTATTTTGATTCCGTTGTACAAGAGCGCTGTTTGCAGCTTGTGTGCAAGGGCGCGCAAACTCGCCATAGCCGCTCCTTTCTGCCTCGTTCTTTCGTTCTCGTGTCTCCGTGTGTGAATAAATATATTTATTCACACCGGAGAACACGAGAACAGGAGGATGAGGTTTCCGCAGAACGCTGCGGTGCCGATGAAGAAGGGCGTAGAGTTGATCTCTACGCCCTTATAGTAAATGTTAAATTTGGCTCTGGGACGCAGACTTTTTCATAAAAGCCCTCTTTTTTGCCCCACAAGGCGAATAAATTGCCTGTGCCACTCCTGTGCGGTGCGTTCGGACACATAAACCGCCATCGCAGCGCCCTGTAAGGTGTGCGTCCGCTTCCAAAGAACCAAGTCTATGAGCCGGATGCGCTCCGCGCCGTCAACGAGCCGTTCCGTCTCTGCGATTGCATCCTCAACGGCAGCGCGCTCGGCCCTCGTCATCAGCCCGCCGCCCTTATAGCTGCGAATCATCCATTTTGCATAGGCCCACCAGCCGTATCGCGGCGTGCTCATCAGTAATGTTGCCTCCCTTCGCGCTTTGCGCGGTTCGCATCGTGCAGCGTCCGCATACAGCCCCGTGTAGAGGCGTTCCGCGCCATTGCCTTCTGCTTATCGCGCTTGTACTTATCCGCCTTTTTGCGGAACGCTATGTACGCCTCGCAGGTCGTATGCTTTGCCCCGCAGCCTTTCTCTGGGCAGCTGCCGCACGGAGCGGAATATGGGCTGATTTTTAAATCTCCCTACATTCATCCACCCTCACGCATACGCGCTTGCCGTTTACCGCAACGACGTAGCCCGTCCGGTTTGTCCTGTATTTGTATTTCTCGGCGGGATACACCCGCCCGCAGACAGGCCGCATTTCCGGATATACCGGGATCGAGCATGTAATCAGGATCCGCACGCGCTCCGCCCGGCCCATCACAGCTTCCCTATGTGCCGTCCATGCGCACGCCTCGCTGCAAAAATTGTATTTTGCCTTGTACTTTGACGGTGCGCGCATAAACGTTTTCCCGCAGGCATCGCACGTCAGCTGCATCGGCGGTCTTGGCGGCTTTCGCTGCGTCTTGTTCAAAGCTTTACCCCCTTTATGTACTTATCGAAATACGTCACGGCTACCGCCATCGCCGCCCACATATCTTTTGCGAAGCCGTAGAAAAAGCCCTGATTTGCCTTTGTGCCAACAACCCCGTATCGATCTATCAGCGCCTGCCGGATATTTTTATCCTTCGCGCTCAGACAGCCGCACAGATACAGCTTTTCTTCCCGCCGGAAGATCTTTACCGGCTCCGCGCCGTCCCTTTCGGCAAATTCCATAAAGCGGCCAATCCAAAGGCAGGTATCGAAAACCTCCTGCCCTACCGCCATGCCCATTCCGGCGATCATTTCAATCGCAAAATCCGTGCAATTGCCGTAAATGTTTTCGTGCAGAACGTCCCGAATTTCTTCGTTCGGGAGCTTCCCCACATCCAGCACGCGGCGAATCTCTTCGCCGTCGTGCTCGACCACCACATAGCCGGATTGAATATTGCCGGGGTCAATCGCTAGAATCGTTCCCATCAGGCCACCTCCTTTGCTCAAAGTCTTTGCATTCCTCTCCAGAAAAGTACATCCGTTCAAATTCCTTCTCCGAGAACCGTTCTGCCTTGTGCTTCAAGCACCGATACGGATAAACGTAGTTCTTTCTGTATTCCAGATTTTTGCATGTAAAACAGCAATCCTGCATCAGCTTTCCTCCTTTCGTGCTCCCACGAGCAAACCGCAGTCCGCTCATTCGGCAGCTCCATCCATCTTCGCGCCGCATTTCCCGCAGAAATTATGCCATCGCGAGCACAATGTTGCGCCGCACACCGGGCAGCAGTCATACGGGATATCCACATGTACCATATTCCTGCGGTAAAGTGTAGAGCGGTCTCCCGCTAAAACTCCGATCTCCTCATGGTATCCCACAATCGTCCTCGTGCGCACTTCCGTCACCGGCGTTCCATGCACCACCTCCGCAACGTCGGCGGCGGGCAGCTTCCTGATTTCTGCAAACGCCGCAGCGTAATCCCCGCACGTCCGCGTTGTAATTTCCAGCGCCTCCGCGCGCTTGATGTAATCAGTCATCATTTACCCTCCTGTTCCATGCCTCAACCGCTTCAAACCGGAATCCGTATTCACTCCCCGTCTGCGAAATATGGCATTTGGGGCAGGAGCACAAATACCATTCTGTAAATCTGTTATGGTGTTTGGTTACGACAGCTTCCGCCCCGCAAAACGGACACGGTTTCAGTTCAGTCATCCTTCTTTCCCTCCTCTACACGCGGCTTAAGCCATTCTTTGATTTGCATCGCGCAGGAGCAGCAAAGCTCAATATCAGGTGATTCCTCATGGAACGAGCTTCGCACGTTTACATACGTCGCAGAGCTTGTGGGGTTTATCTCCGCCCCGCAGCGGTCACATACTCGTTTCGTTGCCATTCTTCTTGCCCTCCCTTTCTTCCAGCGCCTTTTCCGCCTCCTCGCGGCTCAAAAATACAGTTTTGCCAATGCTACCTGGTCTAAATGTAAAATTAAACGTTAGCCCTGTTTCTTTGTCGATGTGCTTGCTGCGAACCTGCGAGATACTTGCTTCCCCCATCTCGTACCCTGTGACCTTATACTGGAGGATAGGATTGGCGCGGGCGAAATAAACCGTCTCGCCCACCTTGCACGGCTTCACGACCACGCGCCCGTCTCTGTCGGCTTCGGCAAGCTCTGCAAGCCTGCTGATTGGCGTATTGTTGAGCGTTTCGAGATCAACCATGTCCTCGTAGGCTTTCAGCCGAAAATAAAATTCCATCGCGTGCTCTCGCACCGCGAGTACGTCAATCACGCTTCTGCGCGTCGTGTGCTCATCTACCCGCACATCAGGGATTGTCAGTCGTTCCATAACTCTTCCTCCACATACCGCCAGCTCTGCGGCGGGCGGGTGATCGGCCCGGGTGCAAGGCCGTATTTTGTCTGCCGCAGGCCGGTAAACTCCCACAGATCGCGCGGGTGGTCGTAAATTCTGAGGTCGGAAATGTGCCAGCCGTAGCCGACGCCGCCGTCCAGATACTTCTCCAGCTCGTCTTTTGTCAGGCAGGCATCCGCAAGAAGCGTATCAAGTGGTGTGCAGTCCATGTTCCAATCGCAGATGCAATATTTCGGCGGTTCACAGATTGCTCCTACTCTGACGATCCTTTCAAAAATGTCGTCGCATACAAACTCGCCGATGACCTTTTGCCGCTTATCCCATAAGCCAGTGGTCGGCGCTTTTTCCGTCTTTATGAAAACCGGCTTGCCGTGATACGTCTCTCCATAATTCTCATCGCCGTCTTTCATAATGGTGAGTAGCTTTTCCTCCGGTTTTGTGCAGTAGATGTAGCACTTAAACGGTGGGTTCATCTTCGGGCGCGTCTTGCGCACCTCAATGGTCTTCTGCCCGTTGATGATCTTCTCGCACCACTCCGGGCGGATGCTGATCAAAACAGCTTTACTCATGCTTACCTCCTTCCTCCGTCGCTTCCGGCAGCGGCATCCAGTGGGTAACTGCACAGTCTACCGGATTGTTGTACACATCGTCCGGATTAAACTGTCTGTTCTCCCACCAGCCCTCCGGGATGTAGTAATCATCCGCCTCCTCGTCGTACAGGCCATAGCAGTAGATGTCGCTCCAGTTCCACGCACTCTCCTGCGTCAGTAACTTCCCGTCCTCGTAGATAGCCGGTATCACGAAAATGTATCCGTTTCGATTGCAAACTGCCAAAACATCTGTCTCTGGTTTCGGCAACCGCTCCGTCACCGGAATCCACCTCTGTTTCTCCCGCAGCGCCGCGTTCTCGGCGGTCAGGCGCTCGATGGTTTCAGCGGCTTTGGCCAATAGATTCTCTTGGCAGCGCTGCTTATCCTCATGCATGGCGCAGCCTTTGCAATCGCCCTCTGCACAGCACCGCAGTGCCTGCACGATTTCCTGCCTTGTCATGGCGTATCCTCCATTCCTTCAAGAACCATTTGCCCCGGCAAAACGCCATCCTCCATCCACCAGTGCATCACGTCCTCGCCGGTCTGCCACGTGCACGGAAGTTCTCGCTTGCGCCGTTCCGCAAGCATCCTGTCAAACGCTCGGATATACGCGGCCTTGATCTTCGGATAGCGCGAGAACTCCGTGTTTCTGTGTTTCCCTGCCATTGGGCACCCAATGCACCCCACGCGCTTCCATCCGCATTCATACAGCGGATTCATGCAGATCTTTTCGGCAGATGCGTAGTCCAACACATCAGATTCCGTCCAGTCGATGATTGGATTGATCGTCCGCGTCCCCTTGAGCTGGCAGTTTTCCATCAGCATGCGGCTTTCGTCATTGTCGTTCATCAGCATCAGCCGCTTGTCCTTGCTCTTATGCAGTGCTTCCATAACGCCGCGAGATTTCCGCTTTTGCGATTCCGCCCAGCGAACGCCTGTTGCAATCCATCTGCCTTTCCCACCGCCCTCTTTGAGTTCTGCGCAGCAGTACCGCACCAGCCGTGTTGGCGGCATGAGCTTGCGCGGGATCAGATTCCACATGGTCACATTCCCGCCGTCCGATGTGCGGTGGGTATCGATGGTGCATTTTACGCCCGCAAGCTCCAGGCGGCGGAAGGTATCCCGCACATGCCAGACAGTCTCCGGCGCGTCCGCCGTGGTAAGATTATGTAGGACCTCAAACGGGATCCCGCTTGCCTCCGCCAGATGCAAAAGCACGTCCGAGTCCTTGCCGCCCGAGTATGTAATCACAATCGGCTGCTTGTACAGGCGCAGGCTCATATCCGAGGCCATTTTCAGCCTCTCAATCGCGGTTTGTTCTAAGTCCATCGGTCCAGCTCCTCCATCAATGCCTTAAAAATCGGGTATGCCTGCTGCGGCACTACCGCATTTCCGAGGCATTTAATTCTGTCCACCCGATGGGGAATCCCATGAGCCACTCGACCCACGTCGGGTTCAGTTGCCCAGTAACGTCCGTCCGCAAGCTCCTGTGATTGTTCCCGCCGTGCGACCCCTGTGCATCTGCCGCGCACGGCGTTGTATACATCACTACGCCTTTCAGGTTGTTTTTCAAATCGTGTTCTGCTGATTTGCTCCCCGCAGGTCCGCTCCCTTTGCTGTCGCTCGCTTTCTGGGCCGGATAAAGTTTTACCTGTCCCGATAAATTCGGTTCTCCTCGGCTGTTTACATACATTTTCCGATTCGCGCCGTCCGCCGCAACCGGCGTTTTCCACATTTTCGGCGATCCCAGCGAAGAACACCCTTGATCGCCTGTGCCACGCTCCGACAGCCGCAGCCTCAAAATTAAACACGACGACGTGATAGCCTGCACGCTCCAGATCCTTGACCACTTGCCCGGCGGCAATCTTGATGATTCCAGGTACATTCTCACCGACAACGCAGCGCGGGCGCAGCTCTCGGATAACTCGGAGCATCTCCGGCCAGAGGTAACGATCATCTTCTTTTCCCTTTTGCTTTCCAGCCACGGAAAAGGGCTGGCAGGGGAATCCGCCGGAAATAACGTCAACTGTTCGTAGTCCTGTCCGATCATAAAAACTCTCCTTCGTCAGCGTTCGGACGTCGCGCCAGCGCGGTACGTCCGGCCAGTGCTTTTCCAGCACCTTTGTAGGGTAGTCGGCAAACTCGCATTGCCCGACGGTCGTAAATCCCGCCCACTCGGCAGCCAGGTCAAGCCCGCCGATCCCGGAAAACAGGCTCAGATGCGTCAGCATTTTGTTTCCTTTCCCGTCGGCGTAAGCTTTGCCAGCATGATCTGGCCGAGATCCGCAACGTACACCAGCTTGCCCCGGCTGTACACCATCAACTTGTCGCCCTGGATCTCCATTCGGTCGGCCTCGATGTTCGTCAGATCGTGGCAGCAATCGCAAACAAATCTCATGTCTTGTCCTCCTTCCTGAATACCACAACCATACTTGGGAAAGGAGCGCTGTTTTTGCTTCCACCAAACTTTAGACGCCCAGCGATAAAGCGGATCTCTCTCATCCCGTATATGTACCGATGGAACCACCGCGTATCTGTTCTTGCAGGAAGCAACATGACTACCGTCGCTCCATTTTCTGCGGATTCTGCCGCTTTTTGTACCCACTTTCCAATCTCGCGCCCATACGGTGGATTGCACCAACAGCTGCCTGTCCATTTTTGCACGAGTCCGTCGTCATCAGGCGTAAAATATCGTGCGCATTTTGCGTTTTCTGGAATCGCGCAGACATCTGTCTCAAATGCGAACTCTTCGTTTAGTTCGTCAAAAAAGCCCTGTGGCGTCGCCCACAAGTCGGTTGCGCTTGAAAACATCAAGTCTTTGTTCATGTCTTATCCTCCTTGTTTTCCGCAAGCATTCGCTCGACCGCCTCCAGCTGGATCGAATCAAGTTCGTCCCCGTGGCGCTGCACGCCTTGCTGCAATCTGGCAGCGCCCTTTGACACCGGCCCCATCACTCTGTCCACAGCCGCACGTTCCAGTGGATTCAGTTCGTCGTGGTGCCCCTGCACGCCGTAGCCGGGCTTTGCAGCGCGGCCAAGCGCCGCAGGGCGTGTGCTGGCCTCTTTCAGCCAGTCAAACACGATCCCCTTGTAATTTGCGGCCATAGAGCGGGTTATCACGTCGATCATTGCAGCCTCGCCGTATTCCTCCGCAGCCTTTGTGATCTGCGTAACAAGGCTTTGCAGGCCGACAGGCTTATACTCCTCCCGTCGTTCTCCCTTGTATGCCACCCATTTTTCAACGGATTCGCGCAGTGTGGGGGGTAGGGGGGAAAGAATACTGTCCATGTCCTTTTCCTTTGTCCTTTTCCTTTGTCCATAGCTTTTTTTGCTTTCCTCGGAAAGCATTTGCTTTTTTTGCTTTTCGTTGCTTTCGTCAAAAGCATTTGCTTTTTCGGATTCAGGCCGACCGCCCTGCTTTCCTGCCTCACTTCTGGATGCGGAGACGGCTTTTTGCGCCGCTACGGATTCGTCAATGTCCCGTCGAATCGCAGGCCAAATGAAACGTTCACTCCCGCTGAACTCTGGCTCTGCTCCCGACTCGCGATAATCCATCGCAGCCAGCACCAAGCGCCCCACCTCAGCGGCACTGTACGCCTCGAAATAGCTCCTGTAACTCAGCCACAGCTTGACGTATTCCTTTTTATCTCCCATCCGTCAGCCCTCAGAACGGCAGGTCGTCGGGTTTCTCGATCTCCATCTGCGGCATATCCGGCGAAGAGAACGGAACCGGCGTTGTGCTCGGCAGCGGCTTGAACTCCGAAGAGGCCGGTGCAGCGGCAGAAGCATTCTGCCCGTCCCGCTTGCTGTCGCCGAAATAAACGCTTTCTGCAACGATCTCGGCCGTTTTGCGCTTGTTTCCGTCCTTGTCTTCCCAGTTGCGGATCTGCAAACGGCCAGACACGACGACCATGCGGCCCTTGGAGAAATACTTGCTGACGAACTCAGCTGTATTCCGCCATGCGACAACATCAATAAAATCCGTTTCCTTCTCCGCGCCCTGCGCCGCGAAATCGCGGTCGCAGGCAAGCGTGAAGGATGCAACAGAATTTCCGCTTTGCGTCTGCCGAAGCTCCGGGTCACAGGTCAGGCGGCCCATCAGGACGATTTTATTCAGCATTTGCGTTGCCCTCCATGACCTCACCTGTAGTCTGGTCAACAGGCATATTGTCTACCATTTCCGCATCTGCGACAACAGTAGGAACGCTGAACATATCGTCGCTGATCTCCGTCTTGACCGTGCTGTCCTGCGCGATCTGCCGGACAAATTCAGACTTCATCGGGGCATATTTCAGAACCTTTTTCAGAACGGTCTTCTTTGCCATCTCTTCGAAGTTGGTCTGCCACGGGCCGGAACCGTATGCCTTGCTGTACTTCTGCGCATGGGCGCGAACATCGTCCAGCGTCATGATCTCGAATCCGTAGCCGCCGTCCTTTGTTTTGAACATCGCCCAGACGTTCACCGGGTCGCCGCGATCTCCGTTCAGCTTCGGGATAAATTTCAGGCTGCATTCTGTACCATACTCGGCAATCAGCGTATCGTTCGCGTGTCCGACTTGTGCCTGGATCGTCTGGATCTCGCCGGAGCGGTATGCCAGATCAATCATGCCTTTGTACCCAAGTTGGAACTGACATTCCAGACGGTTCTGTTTCCCGTTCCAGTACGGGATCAAATATGCCTGTCCAAGCGGCGTGTTCGGCTCCAAGCCAAGCTGCGCGGCGGTCATCATTGCGCCGAGGAAAGATTGCGGCGTACACTGCGCCAGCTTCGGATTCGTGGAAAGTGCAGAAAGCGTGATCCGCGTGAACCGCTCCGGCGTCATAACGGAGGGAAGCGCTTTCTTGATCTCGCCCTCCATCTGCTTGATATACTGCTGCATTGTCGGATTTCCGCCGCTCTGTGCCTTCATAGCCGTCTGCGCGGTTGCCTGCTGGATTTTGTTCATGATTCTTCCTCCTGTTTCATTTCTGTAATTTTGAATGGCCGGGCCTGCACCGTTTTATAGAACGGTGCCAAATCGATATCCGGGTATGCCTCTTTAAAGGCTTTGGGCTGGAACGTCTGCCGGTTTTGCTGCTTCCAAGAGACGTTGTAGCCGTTGCAGGCGGCCCGCTCTGCCGTGCCCATATCGAGCTTGATCGTGTTTTCGATCTCGCGGCTGCGCTCCGCCAGTGCAGCCGCCTGACGTTTGATCTGCATATACTCAGCCAGCAGCTGTTCGCGTCCGAACAAATCAAGCTGTTCGCCGCTGCTGTCGGCATAAATCGTGCTGATCGCGTCCGTCGTCGCCTCCGAACCGTCTGGTGCAGGCGGGG